ACCACCGGCAGCAGCATGTACCGCACCCTGCTGGATATGAAGCGTACCCCCGAGGGCAGATCGCATAACGCTGGGCCGATTCGGTGGGCGGACTACGGGGCAGATGTGTGATGAGTGATTACATATCCGCTCAGGAGTTTTGATGCAGTATTGGCTGACAGAGCAGGAAGTCGAGGCACTAACCGGGCGCAAGCAACCGGCAGCGCAGGCCCGCGTGCTGGCCAAAGACCGGATACCCTTCCGCATGGTGAACAATCGCCCGGTGGTGGTACGCTCGGATCTTCACCCGGACGAAAGCCGCTCGAGCGTAAGGCTAAACTTCGCATGACACCGCAGAAACGCAACAAGCAGCACCAGGGGCTGCCGCGCAATTGGCGGCAAAAGCACGGCGCATACTATTACCGGGTGCCGAAACGAGAACGCGACCGCTGGGATGGCAAGACAGAGTTCCGCCTGGGCAAGACACTGGCCGAGGCTTACCGCACCTATGCCGACTGGCAAGAGGTTGCAGTGAGGCTGTCAAAGAAGAAAAAAACCAGCCATGTACTTCACTTATTGTTATCTGTTATCACGGCTGGGGTTTGGGTTTTTGTGTGGGTACTGTGCGGCATAAGCAACAGCATGGAAAACTCACGCATAGACAGGCAGATTGCGAAGGGTAAAAAACCCTAGAGTGTTGCAGCCAACACAAACAACCCGTCCATCTCTGCTTCCGTCAAAGACAGTGCAGCAATCATCGTAGCGATCCACGGAGATGCGCGCTCGACAGTGGCCGCGTACTCCCATTCAATCGTGATGTTGGTTTTATCAGGCTCTGATAATCCCGCAATAGCGGCCTCGACGCCAGCAAGCAAACCCTGTGAGTTAAGGGCCAATCGTGCTTGGCGCATGGTCACCGAAGCTGGAACAGGCTCTGGTGGCTCTGGTGGCGCTGTAAAAACCCCGTTCTCATAGGTGTAGCCTTTCGTCGCGGTGTCGGATTGAATCCAGTTACTCTCTAGTGCGCTGTCTGCGACTGCGATGTTCGTGACAACACCGTTTTCAATAATTGCAAATCTCATATCATCACCATGTATAAACGCGAATTCGACCCACAGCGCCAGCACCAGAGTCACCGTTGATAGCGCCACCACCGCCACCACCCGGAGCAACGCCATCATCAGCGTTACCATTAAGCCGCCCCCTGCCGCCATCACCACCAAACTGCGAGATACCGCCAGTAACGTCAGAGGTCGCTGCTGTAGCACCACCGCCCCCTGCACCGCCATATATCGTGTTGCCTTTTCCGTGCCCTGGGTAGGATCCAAGCCCTGCTTGTGGGAAGCACAGTAGTTGAAGGGTCTGAATAGAGATAGCGTTAAAGGTTGAAATCCCCTGATTGGCTCGCGGCATACCTGCGTGGTCAGTAGTGCCCCTATCACCTCCGGGGCCACCCATAGCGGTCAGTAGTGCGCCAAAGGTGCTATCACTACCAGCATCACCGTCTGTGCTTGATGTTCGCGCTACGCCACCAGCCCCAACAGTGCAGGTCACACTTGCAGGGACTTCAGACGCCCTGAATACCTGAGACACATATTCACCACCAGTGCCACCATGAACCTCGCCGCTGGTGCTTCTTGCACCACTGCCCCCGCCGCCAATAGCCTCGACGTATACGTAGCTGATTAAATCGGGTTTGGTCCATGTGCCGCTAGTGTTGAATTCGGTAAACGAAACACCCGCCGATGTGACCTGTAGCCAATCACCAGACACCCCTGGCTCGCTAGTGGTCACATCCGCAAGGTTTGCTGTCAGCAACCAGAGCGCACCGTTATGCGTTACCGATGACGGGATAGCCAGAGCGCCTGTCAGTGAACTCCAGTGACCCTTGTAATTGGCAGAGCCAGCGGATGCGGATGCACTCAATAGCGCAGCGGCAGCACTGGCAGCGGTTTCTATCTTGTCGGCATCAACGGAGGCTTCCAGTGCATTCGCCTCAGTAACGAATGTAGGCAAAGCGCCCAGTAGCGCGTCAGCCCTGTCAGCAAACGTGCTGGGGTCTTGCCTGCTGGGGGGTGTTGGTAGCGATGTGATTGGCATTAAATCAAGCCCTCTATATCAATGGCGCATAGGAAATGCTGCGGATAAGGTATAACGATGGAGAAATCCCTGTAATAACCGAATACTGTCATCACCTCTTTGTATGTGGTTTCGCTGGCGAATGAGTAAAATGTAGGCGTAGCGCGCATTTCTGCTAACACTTTCTGAAGTCTGCCCATAGCACCAGTAGGGATAAATACAGCGACCTCGACGCGCTTGGAAAACGGTCCTGGCGACAGCGTAACCGTGCCGAATTCGTCAACGTCTTTTGTGGAGTAATCAACAATCCCAGCACTTGCCCCGGACTGTGTTTGCCCGAATTCATACAGCCTGCCAAACGCGCATAGCCCGCAGGATGTGTCAGTGCCGCTGACTGTTATCGTTAATTCTAAATCCTGATAAGGCGGGATTCCGTCAATAAAGACATCAGAAAGGAAGTCAAAAGGCTCAAAGAAATACTCAAACCAATCTGAGATTGTCTCATCACTTAAAGACTGCTCATGCCTGAATACTTCAACGGCACTGGACACGCCAACAACAGTAAGATCAGTTCCCGATAAGCCAGAGAAACCGATTGCCGTTATCGCCCCCGGCGTCAGGTCAACAACTAGATCACCCGCCTGCGTTGTGGCATCAGACACAATGTCGGTAAACATGTTCTGCGGGTTCGTGCCGTTGCTGCTGACAAAATGCGTGCCCTGAACATAAGGGGTTCTTTTCATCACCTTCATACGGCAGTGGTCCTCAGTGATTCACCATCCCTAGTCACGCGCTCCCATATCTTCAAGGTTTTCTTTTGCATGACAGCTAAAGCCTGAACCTCGCGCCGCAATTCACCTATCCCAGAGTCGCCGCCCTGAAGCATCCCGCGTGTTTGGCTTGCGTTGAACACTTGCCCTGGCCTATTGAATCTCACAAGCTCTGGACCCTGCTCACCCACAATTGCAAGCCCCGGTGATGCCATGCCACCAGAAGCAAACCCAGGTATCTCTGTGTTCAGGTTGACGCTCACAGACGTTGGCATGTTGTTAGCTGCAATCAGCATTGTCTCAGCCGCAGACTGCATTTGAGATGCCGCCCTACCCAGTGCGTCACCTATGGTGGCGTTAATGCGCTCCTGACTGCTTTCGAGGTCTTGTATGCCCTTTGCCAGTCGCTCTTGAGCGGTTGTATTAACCAGTTCTATAAAGCCAGCAAATGCTTCGGCCTGCTCTTTTTGTGCATCAGGTCCAAGTGAGTCAAATATCTGCCGATTGAGTTGCTCAATCTTAGATACAGTCCCCTTGATCTCAGCAGGGTCTGAGAGCGTGGTCAGTTCTTCAGCCAGCGCGTTCAACTCTGACTTGCGAGCCGCACGTAGTTGGTCCTCGCTCATCACGCTCTGTCTGATGCTTTCTGCGCTGGATGTGGTCAAAGACCCTATAGCGGCAGATGCCTCTAATAACTGCGTGGTGAGCTGATAGGCCATGTCGCGGCTGACAAACAATGCGCCAGACAGGTCTTGAGTTGATGCTAGCGAACCGTCGTAGTTCTCAATCAGCCCCTCTAACCCCGCCATCTGGTCTTGGTAGGACTGCGTTAACGTAACACCAGTAGCCGTATATGCGTCACGCGCTGCCTGTACGGGGCTTACGTCAAGGGCGGTAGTTAACTGCGCCAGCGTCCCAATATAAGCAATGGTTTCTTGCGCCGTACCCTGAAATGATGCGACCAGTTGTATGCTGGTGTCACTTAGATACTGTGATGCGTTGCCTATCGCAATGGCAAACTGCAAAGCCTCCTCTGTGGTTCCGTTAAAACCAATGATTAGTTCTTGAAGCTCACTACTTAGTGTTCCCGATCTGTCAACGACAATATCAAACACCTTTCGGATAAGCGCATCTTGATCGCTGGCAGCAAACGTAAACTCATTAACCCGAAGCTCATTAGCGCCGACAACAACATCAATAGCGGATACCGTTGTGCCTACCGCAGCAGCAACGTCCTGCGCCCAGTTTGCAATGTTCTGGACAGTATCAACGCTGCCCTGATCGAATGTTTTGCCAACACCCGAAACACTGCTTTGCCCAGTTCCGAAATCAATGATTCCTCGGCCTGCATTGTTGCCGTTGTTATCGCCCGAGAAAAGCGACTCAACACCACCGCCAAGAAACGAGCCAATCCCTGCGCCAAGCGGGCCACCCAGAGCCATGCCAGCAAGACCGCCAAGCGTTGACCCGATGCCCGATGTTTGCCCAAAAACCTGATTAGAAGCAAAGCCACCCACAAGCCCAGCACCAGCACCCATAAGAGCGCCGCCGCCGGTCATCGTCATTCCCTGTTGGAATGCGCCAGTTGAAAGTGCATCCATCCCAGGAACGCCCAACGTGCCAAGCCAAGAAGCGCCAGTTCCTAGCGCGTTCATAGTGCCAGCGCCAAACCCGCCGATGCTTGACATGATGCTTCCAAGACCACCGCCAGCCGAAGCCATAGCGCCTGATGAAGCTCCGCCAAGACCAACTGCCATCATAATTCGGTTACTTGCGGCAGTCGCAACCATCTCAGCAATAACGCCTTTGAACATATCCAGAAGGCCCGAGAAAGAGGCCTTACCGTCTACTAGCATAGTTTTGAAGAAGTCACCGACACCATCGCGCATTCTTTCAAACCCGCGAGTCACAATGGTCTCTGTTGCGCCAGACTGAACCGACACATCCCTCAGTGCTTCAGTCGCTCCGTTTTCCCCAACTAGATCATCAATCCATAAATCGACATCATCCAACATGGACCCGACACTGCTAGACCATGAGTCAGCCATTGCAGATGATTCGGTTTCCCACTCAGCACCAAGACGCGCATATTCTGAAACAAGGGCGTCAACGTCATCTACTACAGCAACAACCACTTCTTCAGTTGTGGTTGCAATGGACTCCATCGACGCGCTTGCTTCTTTCGCAAGACGCTCAAACTTATCGGATGGGAGTTCTTCGCTAAGTTTGTCCCTAATATCGTTTGCCGCCTCAAACGCGCCCTCAGTCAGTTCGCGGTTAAACTTGGCAAATGTTGATCTTTCGTAGTCGATATTAATGCCAGGGATTTTGTTAGCAACCGCAGAGGCGGTCCGTAACACGGCATCAAAAGCACTTGAGATAGACGCAGCAATCGTCAGCATCCCAGCCTTCAAGGTAAGACCGACGATATGTAAACCCCTGAAAGCGTCACCCACAAAGCCAACAGCACGAATGATTGTCCTAAACGCTTTCTCAGCAACCTGCGACATGGACGTTGCGTTTGTCCCAATGCCAAACAGCGCATCGCCTGCGTGTTCAAGTGCTGGGGCAAACTGGATAGCTAACTGTTGACTGAATCCCTGGGTTAGCTTAGAGACCCTGTTCAGGGAATCGTTTGCCATTTCAACCTTTGCGGCCATGTCGCGGGTAATCGCAAGCCCAGCAGACTCAGCCTGATCGCCCATCGACTCAAGCCCTTCAGTACCTGCCGCAAGGGTATTAACAAGCGCAACACCCTCGGAGTCGAACAGCTTAAACGCAAGCCGTAGCTTGTCGCCCTTGCTTTCGACGCCCTCCATAGCGCCAGCAACCTGACGGAAGATTTCATCTGGTGAGCTGGCAGCAAGCTCTTTGGCATTCAGCCCAAGCTCAGCCAATGCCTTGACAGCCTCCCCAGTACCTTGACCAGCCTCAGATACTCTGCGCGTCATGCGCTGGAGCGCCATGTCTAGGGTGTCTGATGAAACCCCAGTTTGTTCTGCGGCAAACCGTAGTTTTGCTAGTTCGTCAGTGGCAATGCCGAGCTTGTCGGCAGTCTTTGCCAAAGTATCAACCTGGCTTAGACCAGACTTAACCATTGCGGCGGCAGCAGCGGCGGCAGCAGCAGCGGTAGCAGCGCCATACTTTGCAACTTGAGCGCCAGCAGAAACAAAAGACTTTTTGGCCTTTTCCAACCGCTGAGAAACAGTCTTTTCATGCTGCCCAACTGTGGCGTCTGCTGACTTTAACTCCCTGCGGAGCTGCTCTGCTGTTGCCTCAATACGAACCAGCAATTTAGCAGCGGCATCACTTGCCATGCGATTGACCCCTTTTCTCTTTCTGTCTCTGCGCCGCGTCCAGTTTCATTCTCTGAAACAAGTTGCGCTGGTCCTGAATGGTTTTTTCGTCTGCCTTCTTCTTTGGCTTAGATGGCCCGAAAGGATTTGTCTGTGACGCAAAATCTGCCTTACCTTCAACAGCAAGAATGATTTGCGGAACAGCGGTAGACAAGGCAACGGAGGGAGACCATCCAAGCCAGCCAGTTGCCAGCTTGAATAGCTCCTCCGCATACTCGCCTGGGCCTATACCTCCCCCTGCTCTACGTCCTCATCGTCACCATTTGGGTTGATGACCATTGAGAGATACTCAGCGGCAAGGGTAGCAATAGACTCAAGCCCTTCAGAAAGCGCGTGATGCTTTAGGGTTTCAGCGCCAGACTTATCAAGCCCAGCGCCTTTTGCGAGAATAAAAATCGCATCACCCCAGCCTAAAGACATGCACTTTCTAGCAGCAGATTGGAAGTCACCGAAGCGCCGTTCAATCTGCTCAATCGCAGAAATGGTGACTTTAAGGGTGTAGTCATGCCCCCCTATCGTCACCTCTCTCTGTCCCGCACTAACTCTACTCATTAAGCGGCAACCTTAAATACAGTAGTGTTGATGCGAATTTCTGAAGTCAGCATGAGAACGCTGTTAGCGCCGGACACTTCCTCTACAACAGAGGCAACCTGACCAGAGAAGTAACGCACTTCACCGTCTGAGTAGGTGACTTTGAAGTTGTAGTTTGATGATGTGTTATCAGCTTCAGCATCAACCAAATCCTCCTGGCCCGCATCACCGCCGATAAATGCCATAGTGACAGAGAGATTTCCCGCATCCCGCGCACCTTTTAACTTCTGAACGCGAGCGTCACCCAGTCCGACAAAAGTCACCTCCGCAGACGAATCACCGAAAGAGCCGATTGACTCAACGCCGCCAACCTCAACCCAAGTGTCTAGCGCATAAGCAGCAGCATCTGCCATAGCAGTAGTTGTGCCAATGTGCAGCGTTACATTTGCACCAGTTTGAATACCCATAGCTATCTCCTACCCAGTCAAGGGCATAAATTGTTTAATAAAACTTAGTTTTGCGTGATGACGCGGAGCGTCACTTGTCCTTGGAAAGTCAGATTGTCTGGCTCTCGGACAGTTGAAGTACGCTCAACGCGCACCGACACAGCGAGACCATTGGACAACGCCAACGGCTGCTCACTGATTTCTTGTATCTCACCAATAATCCCAAGCACCTCGGCCTGACCGTAAGCGCGGGACCAGATGGAAAGATAGACATAATGAGTTTGAACCTTCAGCTTGAGATAGGGATCATCGACAGCCTGCATACTATCCAAGCAAACATAGGGATAACTGGAACCCTGCGGGACCGCATCCCATACGTCCACCGAAACCAATTCTTTAAGCCTGGCAATCAGCGCCACATGCAGCGGCAGCGTTGTATCACTCACGATCTTGCAGCCTTCGCAATCGTTCCATCTATCTCATCTTCCAGCTCGCGCAGAATCCATGATTTATTCGCGTCAAACGCAGGATTCAAGAAAGGCGATGCTGTTCTGCCTGGGTGATTTCCGTGCGGCTTCGTGCCGTGTTCAATCCAGTGCGCCTTAAACAACTGCATCAAAGCATGTTTGTCTTTAATAGATGCCGACGAAAGATTCCCCGCTTTTGTGTACTTAACAGAAACATCCTTAAAGCCTGTCTTTATGATCTTCGCCCGATCAGCGCCAGGACCGATATATGCAGTAAATCCGTCCCTACCGAGTTTATAACTAATGGACCTTGCCAGATCGCCTTGATCTACTGGAACACCCATCAGCATGTCGGCCTCAATAGCCTTTGCGCCCTTTTCGATGGTGTTGCGTATGCCCTGCGTCATCTCTGGCTCAATTTTGCGTAAAAGCCTCCGAACCTTGTCAACGCCTTGATATGAACGTGATGAATTGCTCATACTGCTACGCCCCGCTCTGCCTCTATCATCAGATAAACAGAACCCATGCCCTCATCAGCTATAAATCGGATGTTGTACTGGTTGCCATTCCATACGATCACATCATCAGCAAGAAGGTCGGCGCGGTAGTGAATGTGGAACGTATACCCTGCGACAGACTCAGGTTGGTTGCTTTGGTTTCTCTCTGAACCACGCATTGGTCGCACTCGCGCAAATCCAGACATAACCGTTGTGAGTGTAGTGGCAAGAGAGCCATCCAACTGCTGAGATTGAACCTTTCTGCTGATTGTGATCGGCTGATCAAGCGTCACAGAACCATTCTCCTATACCCATCCAAAAGCCTTCTGGCCGTGAAGCTGGACGGACTCACCATAGTCCCTGTAATGCTATCCCCTCGGTGAGAGTACATCTCCTGCACCATCACAAGAATTGCCTGCTTAATTGGATTTGGTACGGTATCGAATCCAACAGTACACGCAATCCTGACAGGCCACTGCTTAGCATTACTCAAGGCAGGCCAAGCATCTTTTGGCCGAATCTCTGGGCGAAACCCATCAAGCTGAACTTCGTACAGATCAGTGCTTAACGTCTGCTCAGCACCATCGGCATCATCATACTTCACCGAATCCACAGATTTTACAGGGTATAAGTGAAGATACTCAGGGAACGACTCGAAAGTTATTTCAACGGCCTGATCTGCAATAAACGCATCAAGATATTTCTCAGCGTGTGATGTAGCCGCGTCGATCAGTGAAACAAGAAGGTCATCATGAGTGCTATCTGATATAGCGCACTGCCTTCTAGCTTCAGCTAGACTTACTGCTAGGTTTTGTGGAGCCGCTGTTTGTCTTAGTCGCACGTTTGACCTCCACTGCTTGACCGCTATCAATCAACCGCTTCTCCCAATCCTTATCAAGAGAAACCGTTGCTCCTGCCGAGTAACTGAAATCAGCACCGGCCATAGAAACTAGAAGTTTAATCATAGGGAAAACGGGGGAGGTTGCCCTCCCCCACTCCGATTAGGCTTGGATAAGGTGCTTCAGGCCAGTTGCGTCAACAACCTTTCCGTCCATGCGCTTGTATGCACGGAAACCAACTTGTCCGTTTGCGGCATACAACTCATTCAAACGCTGCATGGTCATGCCAGCGCGGTCAGCAACGTAGTAACCAGACATGTCGCCAAAGACGATAGACTTGTTGCCAGTAGTCGGTGCAGGCATTGCCTGAGACACAACCACAGGGCGACCAAGGATCACATCAGGCTGACCCGCTTGCAGCCCAGGCTGCCACAGGTACTGATTGTCGCCATCCTTCAGCTTGCGTATGAGTTTTGCAGTAGCATCATTCATCAACCAAGCAACGCTGGTGCCGTTTCGGTACTGACGCGGTACAGCGTGGAACAGGTCAATCAGCTCATCAGAAGTGATTGCCGCTGCTCCTACTGCCTCTACACCAAGACCAGACGATCCAACGATACCAGTCGGCTTGCCAGAGCCATCGCCATTGACGAAGGCGGCTTCTTCAGCAATGCCGAACCGCTTGCCGAAGTTGCGCGCAA